AAGCCTTCCATAGCATCGCCTTTGACTGTTGGGTAAATCTCATTAACAACCATCCAACCTTTAATATCTCTCCAACGCGAAATCATATACAATAAGAGCGGACTCGGCTAGACCTGAGTCAATTAGCTTTATTAGACGGCAAGGTTATAAGATGGAATCTGTCTATAAGTGGTCAGGGAGTGTTGAAGACGGTGTTGAATTCATTCGAAGTTTTAGAAAGGTGTTTATTCATACAAGGTGTACCGAAACAGCAAGTGAGTTTACAAGATATAGTTATAAAGTGGACAGAGTGACGGGGGATATACTCCCTCAGATTGTAGATGCTCATAATCACTATATCGATGCGTTACGCTATGCCTTACAGCCTATGATTAAACAACGAGGTAAGCCAAGATTGGCAAATGTTATAGGAGCATAAGATGGGAATTGAAAGCAAACACCCGTACTACACAAATACAGTAATGCAATGGTCACGAATCCGTGATTCACATGAAGGTAACGATGCAGTAAAAGCAAAAGGTGAAGATTATCTACCTAAGTTGAGCGGTACATCGAATGACCAATACGAATCGTACAAATTAAGAGCAGTGTACTACAACGGTATCGAGAGAACAGTTAGTGGACTTGTAGGTGCGGTTATGCGTATTGAGCCAATTGTTGAAGCTCCTGATAAAGTTCAAGAGTGGTTAGCAGACATCACAGGTACAGGAATATCATTTGATGATTTTGTATCTTATATGCTGACAGAGCAATTGTTAATGGGCAGACAAGGTGTGCTTGTTGATAGAAGTGAAGACCGACCATATTTAGTCGGCTATAAGACAGAACAGATAACGAATTGGTTGCATGATACAATTGTGCTACAAGAAACGTATAGACAGTCAGACCCTAAAGACCCTTACGATTCATCTTACGCAATTCAGTACAGAGAATTGACAAAAGACGAAGAAGGCAAATATGTTGTTCGTATTTGGAGAGATATTAAAGGTTGGATGGTTGTTAATGAGATTTACCCAACAGTCAAAGGCGATGCTATGGAAGGCTTACCTTTTGTCGCTGTTAGTGGTGATGGTTCTAACTTAGAGCCTGTTACACCAACTCTTTTAGCGTTAGCGGATATTGGTTTATCTTTATACAGAACGTCTGCAGATTTAGAACATGGACGACATTTCACTGCATTACCGACACCTTACGTTACAGGTATTGATGCCGATGTTGAATTAAAGATTGGTGCAGGTACAGCATGGATTCTGCCTGATACATCAAGTACCGCAGGTTTCTTAGAATTTAGTGGTCAGGGATTACAGGCACTCGAGAAAGCGATGGAAGAGAAGCGTTCTATGATGGCAAGTTTAGGCGCTCAGTTATTACAATCTCAAAAGTCAGGTGTAGAGGCTAGTGAAACAGTAAGACTAAGACAAAACGCTGAGGCATCTACTTTAGTGAGTTCAGTTAAAACGGTAGAGAGAGCGATTACTTCAGCACTTCAAGTTATGGCAGAGTGGGAAGGTATTCAAGGTGATATTTCGGTTCAGTTAAATACAGACTTTGTTGAAACTAAGATGAACTCAAGTGATATGTCAGCACTAATGGGTGCTTGGCAGTCAGGTGCAGTTAGCCATGAAACATTACTGTGGAACATGAAGCGCGGTGAGATATTACCACCTGATGTATCTGTTGAAGATGAGAAAGGTAGAATTGACTTAGATGCCAATTTAGATGCCGACTTAGATGCCTAAAACCGTTAATGAAATTGTCAAAGATGAAATAATAGGTCACTCGCTTGATTTAAATAGTCTTGAGATACAGATGAAGAGAGATGCTGTTAAGCAATTGAAGGCTCTTGCAAAAACACTTATCCAAGATTTAGAAAAAGCAAACATATTGAACGGTAAGCCAATGACCAAGTTTAAGCAGAAACGGTTGAAGACTTTGCTTAAACAGACTGAAGAAACGATTAAGAGTGCCTATAAACAAGTGAAGTTATCTCATGCAGATGAGTTGGTTGCTGTGGCAGGTATTGCTGAGGCTCAAACAGTTAAAGCACTTAATACAGCAATTAAAGTTGAATTAGTAAGTACAGCTATAAGTAAGACTGCTTTGGCATCAATTGCTAAAAACACTCTTATAGAGGGTGCGCCATCTAAAGAGTGGTGGGCGCGTAGAAGTCAGGCATTTACAAATAAGTTTACTGATACTGTTAGACAGGGAATGTTAAGCGGTGATACGACAGATAGTATTGTCCGTTCATTGCGAGGTACAAAGTCATTAAAGTATAAAGACAGTGTGCTAAATGGAAATTATAGAAGTGCTGAGGCTCTTGTCAGAACATCAATACAAACTGTTGCTAATGAAGCAAGAATTGAAACTTACCGCGAGAACAGTGACATCATAAAAGGCTTTGAGTGGAGTTCAACATTAGATGGGAGAACGTCTAGTCAATGCCAAGCATTAGATGGCTTACAGTGGGATATGGAATACAATCCTCTTGGACATTCGACATCCTTTCCGGGCATGACTGCTCATTGGAATTGCCGTTCTACAACTATAGGAATAACTAGAAGTTGGAAGGAACTTGGCGCTAAAGGTAAATTTAAAGAAATACCAACAAGCACAAGAGCATCAATGGATGGTCAGGTTAGTGACAAGAAGAGTTATGAAAGTTGGCTAAAGGAAAAACCTGTTAAGTTTCAAAAAGAAGTTCTAGGTGTAGAAAAGCATAAACTATGGAAAGAAAAGAAATTAGGGTTCACAGATATGGTCAGCGGAAGTGGACAACCTCTAACTTTAGAACAGTTGAAAAATAAACTTTCAATTTAACGCTGTTTATGTAAAATACAAACCGTCAGTGACAGTTTAATTATTCGGAGAATAAAATGAGTGAAGAGAGCCAAGAAGAAAATAAGACATATTCAGAAGATGAATATCAGTCAATGAAAGCAAAGTTAGACGGCTTTCGTTCTAACAATGTTCAGTTAATGAAAGACATGGAGTCATTGAATTCTAAATTCGATGGTATTGATGTTGATTCATATAAAGACATGGTGCAAAAGCAAAGAGATTTACAAGATAAGAAGTTAATCAGCGAAGGCAAGATTGAAGAATTATTAGAAGAGCGTACATTAACCATGCGCCAAGGTCATAATTCAGACCTTGAGAAATTACAGAACTCGAACAAAACACTGAACAGTCAACTTGAGGGTTTGGTTGTTGATAGTGCAGTAAGAAATAGTGCTATTAAGACAGGCGTTGTTGATACTGCTATTGACGATATATTACTTCGTTCTAAAGCGGTATTCAGTTTGAAAGACGGTAAAGCCGTTCCCTATGATAAAGATGGAAACGTCATTTATGGCAAAGGCTCAACCAACCCAATGACAGTTCAAGAATGGGTAGACGGTCAACAAGATGTAGCACCGCATTTATTTAAAGCCTCAACAGGTGCAGGTTCAGAACACGGTAAGAATTTTGTTGGCGAAGGCTCAAGAGATTTATCAGCATTAGAGAAACTTCAATTCGGTTTTAAAAACCAAAGATAACCCATAACCCCTTATGTGGTGAATTAAAAACCTCTCTCCTCAAGTTAGATTTTTAGCCCTCGTACTCAACGGGGGTTTTTTTTGTCATTTATTTGACTTTGTGTTTCTGTTTATGATAACATCGCGTTAACTCGTCATAGAATGACGTGAACCCTACATTGAACCCGTGGTGATATAGTAGTAGATTATTTTATTTTATCTGCTCCACCTTTTTGGGGCTTTATAGGAGTGCATTTATGGCATCAGTAACTTTAGGCGAATCAGCCAAACTATCACAGGATATGCTTGTAGCAGGTGTTATCGAAAACATCATTACAGTTAATCCCTTTTATGACATCTTACCTTTCCAAGCAATTGACGGTAACTCACTAGCATACAATCGTGAAAACGCTTTAGGTGCAGTTGAGTGGACAGGTCAAGGCGATGCAATTTCAGGCGGTAAAGGCGCATCAACATTTACGCAGATTACTTCTAGCCTAACAACGCTAGTTGGTGATGCTGAAGTTAATGGCTTAATCCAAGCGACACGTTCAAACATTAATGACCAAAAAGCAATGCAGGTTGCTTCTAAGGCGAAATCTATTGGTCGTGCTTACCAAGATAAAATGATTAACGGTACAGGCACAAATGATGAAATCACAGGTCTATTGGCATTAGCAACTTCTGCACAGACTAAGACAGGCGCAACTAATGGTTCTGATTTATCTTACGATTTGCTTGATGAAACTATTGACATGGTAACTGATAAAGATGGTCAGGTTGATTATATGTTGATGAACGCTCGTACTATTCGTTCATACTACGCATTGCTTAGAGCATTAGGTGGCGCAGGTATTGGTGAAGTAATTACTTTGCCTTCAGGTGTAAATGTACCGACTTATCGTGGTATCCCAATCTTCCGTAACGACTACATTCCGATTGGTCAGACTCGTGGTACTTCATCTGCTTGTACTTCGATTATTATGGGTACAGTTGATGATGGTTCTATGTCACACGGTATCGCAGGTCTAACGGCTTCAGGTAACGCAGGTATTCAAATCGAGAATGTTGGTACATCAGAAACTAAAGATGAAACTATCACTCGTGTTAAGTTCTACAACGGTTTAGCTAACTTCTCTGAAAAGGGTCTTGCTATGCTTAACGGTATTAAGAACTAGAACCACTGTAAGATAAAAAATCCCCTTGGCTTGATTGCTTAGGGGTACAAATTTAATAAGGATTGGTTATGGCTTTAGATGCGACAGTAAGTGGTGCAGATTCAGATAGTTATGTAACAGAGGCTGAGGCTAATGTTTACCATACCAATCACTTATATTCGTCTGATTGGACAAGTGCTACAACAGACACAAAAGAAAAAGCACTCAAAATGGCTACTCGTATTCTTGATGAAAAGATAGAATGGGAAGGCATAAGAGGTACAAGCACTCAGGCTTTAGCATGGGGCAGAGTAGGTATGGTTTATGATGGTTACACTGTAGCCTCAGATATAGTACCTGTTCAGATTAAAAATGCTACTGCTGAGTTTGCTAGAAACTTAATCTCAGACGACTCAACGGGTGATGCTGATGGTAAAGGTTTATCTAGTTTGTCAGTTGGTGGAATATCACTTAACTTCGACAAGAATGATACAGCAGGTGTATTGCCATCAATTGTGCAAGAAATGCTTAGAGGTTGGGGTGAGATACACGCTAGGGCTAAGTTTGGCACAGTATCGGTGGTGAGAACGTAACATGGGATTAAAGACTGCCATAGGTAAGTCGGTTAAGACAGCATTAAAGACTGTTGGTGATTTGGCTGAAAGTGTTACTTATAACGCTTTGACTCAAGGTGTTTATAACGCCACTACAGGTATTCAGGCTCATGTTACTGTTGCTTACAGTTTAAAGGCAATTGTAAATTATATAGGTGGAGCGGAAGAAGCTAACCTCAACACTAGCGGTTTTACAGGTGATATATCTATCCTCTTTGCAAGTGATGATTTGGAAGTTACACCCGACACTAATGATACGATTACAAGGGGTTCAGAAACCTATGCTATAAACAATATTTCTTCTGACCCTGCTAACGCTTCTTATACTTTGATATTGACGAGGGTAGGATGAGTATTAAATCATTTGAAAGCGAAATTCGGTCGTTTGCTAAGTCCTCAGCTTTAGATACTGATATTGTTATCCGCAAAATAGCCTTAGATTTATATAATGGTATAACTCAAAAGACACCTGTGGATACAGGTAGAGCAAAAGGCAATTGGAATATATCAGTAAGCAGAAAAGACGAAACGATTAACGATAATGCCACAAGCACATCTTTTGGAAATAAAGGAACGCCAAAGTACACTGTTAAAAAAGGTGACGGGCTTAGGGATATTTACATTACGAATTCTCTGCCTTATATATATGCTTTGGAAGGTGGTCATAGTGGACAAGCACCATCAGGAATGGTGGAATTAACCATTAATGAAGTTAGGACTATGTTCTTATGAGTTTTGCAGACGAAAGAAAAGATATTGAGAGTAGATTTAGTACCAATTGGTCAACTACCTCTATTGCATGGGGTAATGCTGATTTTAATACGCCAAACAATGCAGAGTGGGTAAGATTTTCTATACTGAATGGCAATACAGCCTATCGTGCATTAGGTGGCTTAAAACGACACACAGGCGTTATTAGTGTTCAGATATTTGCTCCTGCAAATTCAGGTACGAATACTCTAAGAGGTTATGCAGATACAATTGCTAATATCTTCGATGGAAAAAAATTTAGTGATGTAGTTTGTGACGTTGCAAGTATGCAAACTATTGGTACTGATGACCGTTGGCATCAGATTAACGTAAATATTCCTTATTGGAGGGATGAATAATGGCACAGAAAGAAATAATTTTATATCCGCCTAATGGTGGCAAAATAGGTGTAACGCCACACCCTTCAAAGATTGAAGAAATGAAGGCGAAAGGTTGGGCGGTAAAGTCCGAAAAAAAGAAAAAATCTAAGGAGAACAAAGATGGCAACAGTTAAAGGAAATGAAGGTATTGTTACAGTAGGCGATAACGTAGTAGCAGAGGTTAAAGATTGGAGTATTAGTGAAACGGCTGAAACTATCGATGCAACGTCAATGGGTGATACAGCAAGAACAAAACTTCCGAGTTTTACTTCTGCAAGTGGCTCAATGACTGCGTTTTGGGATATAACTGATGTAAACGGTCAGGGTGGCATGACAGTTGGTACTGTCGTTGCATTGAAGTTGTATCCATCAGTAACAGCTTCAACTGCAGGTTCAGGTGACGACTATGCTACCTGTTCTGCAATTATCACAGAGAAGGGTGTTTCATCGAGTATGGATGGCATGACAGAAACTTCAGTTAGTTTTGAAGTTAATGGTGCTGTTGCTTGGGATACTGTTTCTTAATGGGAATTAAGGAAAACGCATCTGCTCATTTAAAAGAGAAGTTATCGGGTGAGTTAATGTTTATTGATGTTCCTGAATGGGATAGTAAAATATACTATAAAGGCGCAATGACGGGCAAACAACAGACCCAAATATATAAACTGTATTCACAAGATAAACAGGTTGAATCGGTTTATATGTCTTTGATTATGAGGGGGCTATATGAAGATGGACAACAGATATGGCGTTCACATGAGTTAAATGAAATGATGCGCACTTATGACCCTGACGTTGTGAGTCGTATTATTGAAGAAATTGCTAATGACGAGCCTACGGTAGAAGAGGTAAAAAAGCCTTAAAGTCGGACAACGATTTACTGTTTTATTGTTATTTGGCAGACCACTTAAAAAAGTCTATCAGTGAAGTGATGGATTTTAGTATGACTGAATTAACTATTTGGTCTGCTTATTTTGAATTGAAGGGCGAAGAACATGGCAGTTAATGTAGCAACTTTAGGAATCAAGGTTAGTGTTAATCAGGCACTAATAGGCTTAAAACGATTAGACAACAAGCTAAATAGAATTGGCTTATCAAGTTCACAGGTTGGCAAAAAGCTAAGTACATTTGGCAAGATTGCAGGTTTAGCAATTGGTGGTATAGGTATATCTGCCATAAAGACAGCAGGTGATTTTGAAGCATCTATGAACAAAGTGTCTGCCATTGGTGGGCATACAGGAAAAACACTTCTTGCGTTAGAAGACCAAGCACGAGAACTAGGTAGGACAACTAAGTTTTCAGCCTCACAAGCATCAGAAGGAATGACATTCTTAGCAATGGCAGGTTATGATGCTCAACAGACAATGGAAGCCATGCCGGGCATCTTGAATCTCGCCGCCGCCTCATCTACCGACTTAGCAACCTCAGCAGATATTGCTTCAAATATATTATCAGGATTAGGCTTAAAAGCATCAGATACAGGTAAGTTGGTTGATGTAATGGCTCTATCGACTGCTAGTGCTAATATGAATGTAATAGAACTTGGTGAGGCTATGAAGATGGCATCTCCAATGGCTAAGACAGCAGGTTTGTCAATGCAAGGCATGACAGCCATTATCGGTAAGATGGCTGATGCAGGTATCAAAGGTACGATGGCAGGTACTTCATTAAGACAAGGCATAATCCGACTATTAAAGCCAACTGCTGAAACTAGCAAAGCGCTTGATGGTTTGGAAGTTAGTGTTTTCAAGAACGATGGAACAATGCGTAAGTTCATTGATATTTTGTCTGACCTTGAAACCGCAGGTGCTAGTGCTACAGATATGGTTAAGATATTTGGCGCACGTTCAGGACCCGCGCTTATGGCTTCTATGTCTAAAGGTGCAGAGGGCATTAAACAGTTAAGGACAGAACTTGAGAGCGCAGGTGGTTCTGCTGAAAGAATGGCAGAAACCCAAATGAAAGGTTTGAACGGTGCTATTCTGAAAATGAAATCCGCTTGGGAAGGACTGATGATTACATTCGGTAAGTCAGGTCTGCTTGATGCTGTCACCGAGAAAGTGGCAGAAATAACAGAATATCTTGGAAAGAAAGAAACCATAGAAGATATTAAAGAATTTGGCAAGGGTGTTCTTACTGTTGGTCGTGCTATGAGGGAAGCGTTTAAAGCATATACTTCTATGCCTGAATGGATGCAAAGTGTCGGTGTTATAATGGCGTTCCTTGGTGGTAAAAAAGCAAAACTGATAGTAGCATCTCTTACTGCTTTGGCATGGGGCATTGGAAAGATTGGCGATGCCATATTTGGTGTAGGCGAAAAAGCAAAAGATGTGCCTGATTTATTTGGTGAAGGCAGTGATGAAGTAAGGGCGTTAAGATACGAGATTAAAAAGTTAGGCGAACAAGCACAAGTGCTAAAAGCAACAGGAATGTTCCAAGGTGTAAAACTAGATGCAGAGGCGATACAGCCTACTTTCAATAGTCTTGCTCATCAAATGGCAGGTCTTGCTAAACAAGCTGACGATTTTAAGGCAAAGTATGGCAATATGCCTACCTTTGACAATATTGTAGTACCAACAGATGCACCGATAGCGAAAATTGGAATACCTACGGAAGAAAAGAAAAAAGAATTATCTTTTTTAGATGATTTAACAGAGAGATGGGGCTTTGTTAAAGAAGGTATTCAAGAATATATAGATACCAACAAAAGCGCTATCAAAGAACAACGTGGATTAACTGAATTAGGTGTTAAAGTGGCACAAACGCTTGAAGATGCTTTTGTTAAGATGGCGATGGGTGTTAAAGTTTCTTTTAAAGACATGGCACGTTCAATCATGGCTGATTTTCTTAGGCTTAGAATCAAAAGGCAGTTAGCAAGTTTTATGGATTCAATGTTTAATGCAGGTGCAGGAACGGGAGGCAAAAAGTCGTGGTCTGAGAGTGTTGTCAGTAACAACAGGGGTACATTTACAGAAATACCAAAAGTTGGTTTTGCAGGTGGTGGTTTTACAGGTTCAGGTGGTCGTTCAGGTGGTGTTGATGGTAAGGGTGGTTTTAATGCTATACTACACCCTAACGAAACAGTAATCGACCACACGAAAGGGCAAAGCCAAGGACAAACAGTGATTGTAAATTATTCACCTCAAGTTAATGCTTTAGACCCTCGTACAGCCCAAATGGTTATCGCTGAGAACGCTCAAACGATTGTTGGAGTAGTAAGACAGGCATTTAACAGAAATGGTCAGCAGGTAGCAATATGATTTTTCCCGAGTCAGTAAAGCCGAGTTCAATAAGCATAACTAGTGTTACTCCTAATTTGGTTAGTGTTACTCATTCCCTTAAAAGACAGGTAAGACAAAGAGGCGCTCAAAGATGGCTAATGGAAGTTTCATTTCCATCTATGTCAAGAAGTGAGTTTGCCCCATTGTGGGCGTTTGCTAATAACAGGAAAGGTCAATTTGAAACCTTTACTTTTAGACCTGAGATTTATAAAGATTCAAGCGGTACTGCAAGTGGCGCTATCGTTACGGATGGCGCTAACGTGGCAGGTGCTACAGACATCTCAATTACAGGTATTGATAGCGGTACGCAATTAAACGCAGGTGATTACATCACGTTTGCTACGAATGATAAGGTTTATATTATCGTTGATACGACCACAGCCACAGGCACAACAACAGCAATACAGATAGAGCCACCATTGTTAGAAGATGTTGTTTCAGGAGCAGGTATAAGTTACACAGATGTTCAGTTTACAGTGGCTTTTGATGGAGATACTCAGACAATGGATGTTGCAACAAATGGTCGAACTTCATGGGGTATGAGTTTGGTTGAGGTTGTCTAATGGACAGAGGTTCAACACCTGAGTTTCAGGCTGAATTAGTTAAAGCGCAAAATAGACCTGTACATTTGGTTGAGGTTGGTTTTGATAGTGGTTCAGTATTTATGACTGACAGTTTCAAGGCTATTACTTTCGCAGGTGATGAATATCAAGCAGTTGGTAATTTTATGGGTTTTTCTGATATTGAAGAAACAGTAGGTATTATTGTTTCAACTGTTAATTTGTCACTATCAGGTATTGACCAAGTATGGATTAGCAATGTACTGAATGAAAACTTTATTGATAGACAGGTTAAGATTTGGACAGGTTTCTTAGGTGGCTCAAGTTTAGATTTGGTGTCAGACCCTGTTTTAATTTTTGATGGAAGAATGAACCAACCGACAATTAGTGAAAATCCTGATAGTGGAGAATCTACAGTGTCAGTATCTTGCACCAATGCTTGGGTTGACTTCACGCGAAAGATAGGCAGACACACAAACCATGAGGAACAGCAAATACACTTCCCTACCGATAAAGGTTTTGAGTTTGCATCTGAAATTGTTAAAGATATTACATGGGGCAAAGCATGATTCCTGAAATAGAAATTAAGCTACATGAATATGTAGAATTAAACATAGGTAAAGAATTTAAGTTCGGTGAGCATGATTGTCCGTTGTTCACTTTAGGTGCTATTGATATTATGCAAGGTACTGATTATCAAGAACAAATGAAAGGGTTATGGCATGACCAAAAATCAGCCTATAAATACGCAAGAAAGAATGGCGATATTGTTACCCACCTAATCCGTTATGGTTACAAGAAAATCAACTACCAACTAATGACAGTTGGTGATGTAATTATTATGGAGCAGAAGTTAGCCCATGAGAAAAAGTGGCGTTCAGTTGGTGTTTGCTTAGGCTCTAAAGTGGCAATCATAACTCAAGAAACAGG